TCTGAAGAATAAATATCCTGAGAGAGATTCTGCTAGAGAACTTTTTACTAAAGCAAAAGAAAGTATCAATAATGAAGAACTATCCAGTAGAGACCGTGCAGCGTATTTTTATGTTGTCAATAAGTGTTCCTTTAGTGGTCTTACTGAGTCTTCATCTTTCAGTGCACAAGCGAGTGAATCAAACTTCTCCTATAGAGGAATTGAAAAGATAATAGGATATCAACAGATAATTGAGAACTGGAAGATTACTAATGTATCTTATGAAGATCTTTTAACTGATTATAAAGAAGCATTTATATACTTAGATCCTCCGTATGATATAAAGGATAATCTATATGGCAAGAAAGGTGATATGCATAAGAAATTTGATCATGATAAGTTTGCAGAAGATTGTGATAAACATACTGCTCACATGATGGTATCGTATAATTCTTCTCAGTTAGTTAAGGATCGTTTTAAAGACTGGACTGCTACTGAATTTAATCTTACATATACAATGAGATCTGTTGGTGAATATATGCATGAACAACAACAGAGAAAAGAATTATTACTCTTAAATTATGCGTAGGTTAATTAATCCTAAAACTCCGTT